CTAAAAGATTTGCAGAATTATTTTTAACAGGTTCTACAATTAACTTAGGTGGTGCAACTATTGATTCAGACGGAACTGGTACTGTATCAGTATCAGCAACAGGCGTAACATTGCCTAGAGAATCTAAAGATGAAGATGGTAATAAACTTTCTATACAGGGCTCAGGTGCAGCTGGTCAAGCAATTAGAAAAGTACCATTTTTTACAAATTCTGGAGGTTTAACAACACCTAATAAAAGATTTGAATTTAATGCTACAATTGAAACTAGAACGGCATTTGGAGACGCTAATCATACATTTACTAAGTCAAACGGCTCTAGTGGATTAGCAAGTGCCGATATAACTCTATTTCAATTTTAGATAAATAGTAGACAAGAGAGAGGAAAGAGATGTCAGCTAAAACACCGATACGAGGCGTATTTGATAGTGGCACAGCCACAGGACTTGCCGAGTTTCAATCAGGCGAATTTATAGCACTTACTCATGGTGGGTTAGGTGCCTCTTTATCTATTGGTTCAGCAGGACAAGTCTTAAAAGTAAATTCTGGTGCTTCAGCATTAGAGTTTGGTAATGTTGAGGCGATTGTAAATATAGATGGTGCAACTGATTTAGAAAGTGCTACACTAGCTGTAGGTGATAAAATATTAGTATCAGATGGTGGTACAGAAGGTAGAGCATTATTATCACAAGTAGATACTTTATTTTCAGGCACAACAAAAACACTTACAAATAAAACAATAAGTGGTGGTTCAAATACTTTATCGAATATTGGTAATAGCTCATTAACTAATTCAAGTGTAAACTTTGGTGGAGTTACAGTATCGCTTGGTGCTTCTGATACAACACCTGCTTTTGATTTATCAGACGCTACTAATTATCCAACATCATCATTAACAGGTACAATTACAAATGCTCAATTAGCAGGTTCTATTTCAAACGATAAATTAGCAGGTTCAATTGCAAATGCTAAATTAGCAAACAGTTCTATTACTGTAACAGACGGCAGTACTTCAACTGCTACAGCGTTAGGTGGTACAATAACATTCTCTGGTACTGCTAATGAGGTAGAGGTTGCAGAAAGTTCAGGAACAATTACAGTAGGTTTACCAGACAATGTTACTATTGCAGGTAACTTGACTGTAAGTGGAACCACGACAACGATAGACACTACAAACACAACTATTGCAGATAGTTTATTAGAATTAAATTCAGGCGCTACATCAAACTCAAATGATTCAGGTATCATTATTGAAAGAGGTTCAACTGGCGATAATGCAATAATTATGTGGGATGAATCAGCTGATAGATTTGTGGCTGGTACAACTACAGCAACAGCAGATTCTACTGGTAATATATCACATACAAAAGCAGATTTTCATGCTGCTACTATTAGAGGTTCAGCTGGTGATTTTATAAGTACAGGCATATCTTCTGTAATGACGGTCACAGGAACAGATGATGGTGCTGGCGAAGGACCTGATATTGTAATTAAAAGAAACTCTGCTAGTCCAGCAGATGATGATATATTAGGTGCGTTAGTATTTAAAGGTGAAAATGACGCTGACCAGGCAGTTACTTATGGTAAAGTAAGAGCAAAAGCTTTAGATGTATCAGATGGCACAGAAGACGGACAATTACAATTTAGTACAATCGTTAATGGTACAATCAGTACTGTTGCAACATTAGATTCTACATCTTTATATTTAAATACAGGCACAGATATTACTTTTGAAGGTGATGGTGCAGACGCTCACGAATTAACATTAACTGTTGCAGATGGCATAGACGCTGACAGAACAGTTACTTTACCAAATGCGACTGGTACTGTTGCGTTAGAAGGAACAGTTACATCTGGTTCAACAAGTATTACAACAAATATAGGTGCTAGAACTTTTGAGACTGAAAGTTTAGATACACCTGTTGGTTTTATTACTGTTGCAATAGGGGGAACTAACTATAAAATGCCTTATTATAGTGCATAAATAGTATAGAGGAATTAAGATATGGCAAACCCAAACACAAGAGAATCACTAAAACAATACTGTTTAAGAGCATTAGGTAAACCGGTAATTGAGATAAATGTTGATGATGACCAACTAGAAGATAGACTAGATGAGAGTTTACAATATTTTGCACAATATCATACAGATGGTATTCGTAGAACTTATTTAAAATACAAACTTACTTCAGATGATAAATCTAGACTACAAAACAAAACTAGAAGTAATGAAACATCAACAGATTTAGAAGAATCAGGTGTTACTACACAACACTTTGAACAAGACAATTATCTTGTTATACCTGATAGTGTTATTTCAGTTACAAACATATTTCCTTTTTCAGATAAAGGTAATCTAAACTTATTTGATGTTAGATATCAATTAAGATTAAATGACTTATACGATTTTTCATCAACATCAGTAATTAACTATGATGTAGTATTAAGACATTTAGATTTCTTAGACCATATTCTAGTAGGTGAAAAACCTCTTAGATACAATCAATTAGATAATAGATTATATATTGATATGGATTGGACAAATGATTTAGATGTTGATGAGTATTTAATTATAGACTGTTATAGAAAATTAGACCCTGCTACATTTACAGATGTATTTAATGACATATGGGTCAAAAGATATACGACACAAAAATTCAAATTACAATGGGGTCAAAACTTAGCGAAGTTTGCTGGTGTTACTATGATAGGTGGTGTATCACTTAATGGTAATGAAATAATGCAACAAGCAGAAGCTGAGATAATCAAACTAGAACAAGAAGTCAGAAGTAATTACGAGGAACCACCTCATTTGATACTAGGATAACGCCATGCCAACAAATCATTATTTTCAAGGTGGCAACGGCATAGGTTCATCAGAAGAAAAAAAACTTTTTGAAAACTTAATTATTGAAGGTTTAAAAATCTATGGACATGATGTCTATTACCTACCTAGAACTTTAGTCAATAAAGACCTTATACTTGGCGAAGATGTTGCAAGTAAATTTAATGCAGCCTATCTTTGTGAAATGTATATGGATACAACTGAAGGATTTGCTGGCGAACAAGAATTAGTAAGTAAGTTTGGTCTAGAGATTAGAGAAGATACAACATTTACTGTATCTAAAAGAAGGTGGGAAGATATTGTCGGAGACCCTGCTACACAAATAGTCTCTGATAGACCAAACGAAGGCGATATCATTTATATGCCGTTAATGAATAGTTTCTTTGAGATTCTATTTATTGAAGACCAAGAACCATTTTTTCAATTAGGCAACTTACCTGTTTACAAACTAAGAGTAACTAGATTCGAGTATTCATCTGAAAGACTTGATACAGGAGTATCAGATATTGATAGTGCAGAAGATAAATTCTCACTTGATATGTTGGCACATCAAATGACTTTAGAGGCAGAAGAAGGTTCTCTATTACTTGAAAATGATAGAGCAAGTGGTGACCCTAACTACTTCTTAATGGAGACTTATGCAATACAAACACAATCGCCTTATGCAAATAACATTGATATGGATAATGAGGCAGGTTTTGATACGGCAAGTATAGCTGATGATATATTAGATTTTACAGAAAGAAACCCTTTTGGAGAAATTGACTTCTAATGTTTGGCGATTATTTTTACAATCAGACAATGAGAAGAATGACTATTGCATTTGGTCAAATCTTTAACAATATACAAATTAAAAGAAAAGATTCAAATGGCAATGTTGTTCAGTCTATTCGTGTGCCATTAGCATATGCACCTAAAGAAAAGTTTCTTACAAGATTAGACCAACAACCTAATTTAAATGATAGACAATTTGCAGTTACTTTGCCTAGATTATCTTTTGAGATAACAGGTCTATCATATGACGGTGAAAGAAAACTTACAAGAGTGCAAAAATATAAAACTGTAAAATCTAATGTAGATGGCAAGGTAATGAATTTTAATTATACACCTGTTCCATATAATTTAAATTTTTCTTTATATTCATTTACAGCAAGTGCAGAGGCAGGACTTCAAATAGTAGAACAAATACTACCATTTTTTCAACCAGATTATACAGTTACTATAAACGCAGTACCAGAACTAGACATTAAAAGAGATGTTCCTATTATTTTAAATAGTGTGCAATATCAAGATACTTATGATGGTGGATATACAACAAGAAGAGCAGTTATTTATACTTTAAACTTTACTGCTAAAACATATCTATTTGGTCCTGATAATACAAACAAAACAATTAAAGAAGTTAAAATTGATTTATATGATGATACAGATACAACAAATAAGGCAAGAGTAGAAAGAGTTACAACAACACCTAATCCTACAAGTGCAGACGCCAATGATGATTTTGGATTTACAACAGATATAGAATTTTTTGAAGACAGTAAAAAATATAACCCTTCTACAGATACGGATGAATAAATAGTATTATGACAAGAGCAAGAGACACAGCAGACTTAATAACATTAGCACCTGATTCACAGGCACTTGAACCGGATACATCAATGCCATTTATACTTAATGGTGCCATGATGGTACGTCAAAGAGCAACAGCTACTAGTTTAAGTTCAGGCAACACCAGAGTTTTAGATACTTGGAATTTTTCAGAAGGTTCTGACAATGCTGTTGTGACCATGTCTCAGGAAACCGATGGACCTACAGGTTCAGGATTTAAAAAGTCTCTTAAAATAGATTGTACTACAGCGTCAGGTTCAGTAGGGGCAAATGATGTAACAAAAATTAGTCAGAGACATGAAGGAGTAAACTGTGTTGTTTTTAGAAAAGGTTATTCAGACGCTAAAAAATACACACTTGCGTTTTGGGTAAAAAGTACAAAAACAGGAACATTTATTGCAGAATTATTTGACCATTCTAACAATAGAGCATGTTCTCAAGCGTATACAATATCATCATCAAATACTTGGGAAAAGAAAGTATTAAATTTTCCTGCTGATACAGGTTCAGCTGAAAAAATAGAATATGATGAATCAAAAAAGTTTGAAATTACTTGGATATTGTTGGCAGGAACAGACTATACATCAGGCACATTACAAACAACTTGGGCTGATACTGTAAATGCAAATAGATATGTAGGTCAAGTAGACGCTTTAGATAGTACTGATAATAATTGGCAAATAACAGGTGTTCAACTTGAACCAGGTGAATTTACATCAACAACAATTCCACCATTTAGACATATACCTTTTGCGTTAGACCTTTTAAGATGTCAAAGATATTTTCAAGTAAAAGCAGATGGCAACAGTCAATTTTTTGAAATGGGTGGAATGTATAGTGGTAGTTTAGCAAATGGATTTACACAAGGTCCTTGTAGAATGAGAAATGCACCAACTGTTTCTGTTGCAGATGGTTCAAACTATTTTTCATTTAGAAGTGATAATGGAGATAGAACATCTAACACACTCAACGGTGCAGGTTCTCAACATGGTCCTAGAATACAAAATTTATTTGTATCAGGATTAACTGTAACGCAAGGATATGGAGGATTTTTTAGAACAAATAATGCAAGTGCGTATGTACA